TCATTGACGCTGGTGGGCCTTGCACGGTCGGCGGGGGCGGCGGAACCGTTAGCGCAGGCTCTACGAACGGCATTGCGTATTACACGGCTAGCACGACTGTTAGCTCGACCTCCGCGCCGACTGCGGCCCAGATTGTTGTGGCGAATGCCTCGGCCGTTCCGGCTTTTGTGACTGTCAGTGGGGATTGCACCATTAGCAATGCCGGGGCGCTGACTTGCACCAAGACAAATAATGTGTCTTTTGCAGCCAGTGCGACGACTGACACGACCAACGCAGGAAACATTAGTGGCGGCACGCTTCCTGCCGCCCGCCTCCCCAATCCCTCGGCTGGTGCGCTCGGCGGGGTAAAAAGTGCGTCGGCTGGGGCGAACCAGTTTATGACTGGCATCGACACGTTGGGGGCGCCAACTTTTGCCCAGCCTTCCGCGAGCAACATTTCTGGTCTTGCGGCAAGTGCGACTACTAACACTACTGACGCGACAAATATCTCGGCTGGCACATTGAGCGGCGCACGGTTGCCCAATCCAGCCGTCGCGGTTTTGGGTGGAGTTCTGAGCGCATCTGCTGGCGCCAATCAGTTCATGACTGGCATCAATACAAGTGGTGCTCCGACGTTCGCGCAGCCATCTGCAAGTAATGTGTCGGGCCTTGCGGCATCGGCCACTACGGATACGACGAATGCCACGAACATCTCGGGCGGCACACTTGCGGCGACTCGCTTACCTTTGGCCACGGCTGGAAACGTCCAGACCGGGACAAGCACTTCGGTCGTCGTCACGCCGGGCGCACTGGCCGACTCGGCCGCAGTTCAGACCCTGAGTCAGTCTGCTGGTAGTGTGGCGTGGGATGTGACTGCCGGGTATAATGCGAAGATCACCCTGACGGCAAGCGGCTGGACCCTTGCCGCCCCGACCAACATCAAAGCAGGCATTACGTATTTGCTTCAGGTAGTGCAGGATGCGACTGGTTCGCGGACGGTGACTTGGAGCAGCGCATTCGCGTGGGGATCGGCAGGCACCCCGGTCCTGTCTACCCTCGCAAACAAAACCGATCTGGTGTCGTGCTTGGCGAAGAATACTGCTGCAACGGCAGCGGCGGGCGATTTACTTTGCACCATCGCGAAGGGGTTTTAACATGAAGCGGATTGCCCTAAGCGCACTTTTATGTATGCTGTCAGGGGCAGCGTATGCGGTCTATCCTTATCCAAAACTTCTTGCCCCGCAGCTTCCGGCATCCGCGAAAACGATTTTCCTGACTGCCGGAACTTCGTGGACAGTCCCGGCGGATTGGAACAACGGGAACAACACGGTTATCTGCATCGGTGCGGGTGCGGGTGGGACGAATGGATTTTATAACGGGGGCGGCGGTGCTGGAGGGTTTTCGTCGAGTTCGAATATAACGCTGACGCCGGGTGGTTCGGTCACGTATGCGATTGGGGCAGCTGGGACTGGCGGTGCGGCATCTACTACCAACACCGCAAACAATGGCACTAGCGGAGGTGATACATGGTTTAACGGGGCGAGTTTGGCGGCCTCGACTGTCGGGGCGAAGGGTGGCGCAGCGAATATCGGCAGTGATACCGTTCCGGCGGCAGGCGGTGCAGCAGCATCTGGAATTGGCACGAATAAGAAAAGCGGCGGAAACGGTGGTGTAAATCCGGGTTTTACGAATGATGGTGGTGCTGGTGGTGGCGGTGCGGCAGCAAATGCGGCGAATGGTGTGGCCGGATCGGACTCGGCTGGTATTGATGGATCAAATGGCGGGGCGAGTGGGGATGGGGCGTCTGGCGGCATTGGGGCTACTACCAACGCGGCGGGCGGGAATGGCGGCACAATCGCCACTTACACCGCTACAGACACTTGGAACGGAACTGCCTACACCGGCACGACCCCAACGGCTGGTAGCGGTGGCGGCGGTGGTGGTGGAACGGCAAACTTTTCCCCCGGCACATCTGGTGGTAACGGCGGGGCGTATGGCGGTGGTGGGGCGGGCGGCGCGTATTACAGCGGCACACAGCTGTCAAAAGGTGGCAACGGTGCAGGTGGCTTGATTATCGTGATCTACACCCCGTAAGGAGGGGAACATGGCTCAGACTTATAAACGCGATCCTTTCCAATATACCGGGGAAACGCTTGAGCGGATTCCGCAGAGCGTGCTCGACATCGCGCAGGGAATTTACGATCAGATTACTAATCCGCTTGCGACAGCGCAGGGGGCTTATGAGGCTGTGTCCCATCCGCTCGATACGGCTGGGCGAGCCTATGGGCATTACGCAACGAGGTATAAGAATCTGCCGACCGCGCTCGACACTTTTCGCCGCGATCCGGCGGGGGCGGCAGTGGACTTTATGCCCTTGGCGATGCTTCGCAGAGGCGCAGGTATTCGCCCGCTCGAAGGTGAGGTTATGCCCCCTAATAGGCCGATGGCTGGTGGAACACCGGGTCGGGGCGGGCAGACGGTTGAGGGGCGGGCTGGCGGTCCCGGCTTGAATGCGCCGCCCCCGAGAGGTCTTGAAGACCTGTCTGTGCGGAGTGGTCCGCCGCGAAATGTTCCGATGTCGCCTCCGCGTAACGCCTTTGAGCAGAACACGATGGACGCTTATTACCGCAACACTGGAGGCGGTCAATACGGGCCTTATACACCGGGGGCGAGATCGGGCTTTGCTTATCGGCCAGAGCATATGCGTCGGACTTCTGACATGCTCCAGCCGGAACCGGGGTATGTCGATGTCACGGCTGTCCAGAATCCTTCTGAGTTTTATAATCAGGGAATGGAAGATTTTCTGGCAGAGCAGATGCGAGCTGGAAATCGCGATATTATGCGGCATGAGTATTATGGTCGGCCTTCTGGAATGAGGCCGAATTACGGGGAAGTGCCGGAAGGATATGTGTCGCCACTTGAACGGATGGCCGCGCCCGGCGTTAGGGGCCGGTCAATGCGCCCGCCCTATGGCGTTGGGGGTGAAGGGAAGGGCTATTTCGGGGAAATGCCCAACCCCGGCATTGAGCCCCGCCCCGGTCGCGGGCCGGATGGCTTTGTGCTGCCGGAAGGTCGAATGCCCCCGCAAGGCGGCGCGCTGGTTCCGCAGGGCGGAAGAATGCCCATGGGTCAAATGCCTGAGATGGCTCAAATTCCTTATAGCCCCAATCTGCCGGTCATGGCTTCTGGTCGCGGAATGGTCCCGACCGAAATCCCTGGGGAGTTTTATGAGGTCCAAGGACTGGGCGCGCCTCCGCGTTATGAAATGCCTCCGATGAGCGGGCCGGTGCGAGTTGAGCCTGCGGGAGAACGGGCGGTTCCGCCGGGCAGGGCTGGTTTTCCGTATGGCCCGGTGGCAGCCGGGGGCGCAGCAGGTCTGGGTGGCCTTGCGTATTTCAATCAGCGAGAGCCAATGGCTAATTCTCCGCTTGGGGGAAATGTGCAAAATGCCCTCGATCCGTATGGCTTTGGTCTCGGCTCGACTGCACCGAATCGCACAATGCAAGAAATCTGGCCGATCAGTCCTGCCGAACGGCAGAGGAAATTGCCTGACATGGCAATTCGGGGGCGGAAAGCCGAAGGCCAAAAGGCAAAAGCAAAAAGCCAGCAGCCTGAGGTCCGGAAATCTGTTTCGAAGATTCTTGCCGAGCCGCCTGCTGCTGAGCAGGGTTGGGAACCGAACCTGAACTATCTCGTGACCTCTGCTCTTGACCGGCTGTTCGGACAGAATGAGGCGGAACGGGGCAGAGCGTTCCAGCAGTATTACGAACGTAATCGCTAAAATAGGGGCTTCGGCCCCTATCACCTTTGGAGCCAAACATGAAAAGAGAGCCGCTGATTAGACTGCCGGGTAAGGGTGCCCACGCCCACCATCTTGTCGCAAAGACTGCGAAGGAGATGGCGGAAGAGGTGTATGAAAAGAATGCATCTCGATCGAATGAGTTTTATGCGGAATACCCTGATCTCCAGTCGTATGTTGAAAAGTGCTGGCCGTTGTTCTTGGAGGCCGCTAGAGCCACACTCGCACAACTTCTTACTTCAAGCCTAGATGAAAACTTGAAAATTCAAATTCACGATGCCTTAATAAAGGACGCAACATTACGGCGAGGACGTGAGGGCGTCTTGCAGATGAAGAAAGGTAAAGGAGCCTAAAGATGAATAGATTGAATTTCTGGGATGCCGCAATGCGGCAATCTGATGGGGAAACTGGATCGGAACCGGCGACTGACCCCTCGCCCGAACCGGAAGCCCCTGCGGCCGATGCGGATGTTGGCGGTGAGGCACCTCCCCCTGAGCCTGCCGACACTTCAGCGCAGCCTCCAAAGGGCTTGCTGGACCGCATCGGCCAACTTACGCGGCAGAAGAGGGAACTGGAAGAGAGGCTCGCGCAGGTTGAACAATACCGGCAGGTTCCGCAGCAGGCGGGCGAAGCTCAGATTGATCCGCGTGACATCAATTTAGAAATCCAGTATCAAGCGCAGCAGCTGGCAAAGCAGCAGGCGTGGAAAGATACGACGGATCGAGTTTGGAATGAAGGGCTGCAAAAGTATGGCGATTGGGCCGCGCAGCTTAACATGATGTCTCAGATTCTTGGCGGCATTCCGACGACCTTGACGGAAGCTGCGATTGAGACTGGGATGCCACATGAGGTTCTTTACCATCTGGCGAAGAATCCTGATGAGGCCGCGAGGATTGCAATGCTGTCGCCGACGAAACAGGCTGTGGCGGTTGCAAAAGTTGCGGGAAGTCTGAATTCCCCGAAGAGGGTTTCGAGCGCTCCGGCGCCGATCTCTCCGAAGGTGAGTGGAAACGGGAGTGCTCCGGCGTCACTCGACGATCCTAACCTCTCGATGGATGAATGGGCGAGACTGCGTAACGAACAAGAGCGCGCTCGCCGAAAAGGACGGTAGGACTCCTTAGTCCTACCCCGGCTGACCAAGGGTTAATTGGTCTGGGCTACCCGTTAAAGCGACGGACGCGGGAACCGTCAAGATCGGCACAGGGACTCCCCGTTTGCCTATTTTGAAACCCGCGCTCTGCGCTTTAACAGGAGGCCCAAGTGGCTAATACGCTTCTTACAATTAACATGATTACGCGCGAAGCCGTGCGTCTCTGGAAGAACACCAACTCGTTCATCCAGCATATCGACACGCAGTATGACGATCAGTTCGCCAATGTTGGCGCGAAGATCGGCCAGAGCCTGCGTATCCGCCTGCCGAACGACTACACGGTCCGCACCGGCCCGGTGGCTCAGCCGCAGGATACGACTGAAACCAACACCACGCTGACGCTCGCCACCCAGAAGGGCGTGGACGTGTCGTTCAACTCGGTTGAGCGCACGATGAGCCTCGATGATTATTCGAAGCGCGTTCTTGCCCCGGCCGTTAACAATCTGGTCGGCGCGGTTGCTGCGGACATCATGGGCGGCGTGGAAGGTGGCGTGTCGAACCTCGTCGGTAATTTCGACTCGGGCGGCAATCTGCTGCGTCCGACGCTGGAGACCTGGCTGCAGGCCAAGGCCCTGCTGTCGATTCGTTCGGCCCCGACTGACTCTCGCAAGTTCATCCTTGATCCCGTCACCATGGCCCGCACGGTCCAGAATCTCTCTGGCCTGCTTAACCCGGCCACGGAAATCTCTGAGCAGTATCGCCGGGGCGAAGTTTACAACGCCATCGGCTTTGACTGGTTTGAGGATCAGACCGTTATCAAGCATACGACTGGTGCTTACACCGGCACCATGACTGTGAATGGTGCGGGTCAGACCGGCAACACTATCACGACCAACGCGCTCGGTGGTCCGCTGAAGCAGGGTGACATCATCACGTTCGCTGGTGTGAACGCGGTGAACCGTATCACCAAGGTTTCGACGGGCTCGCTCCAGCAGTTCGTCGTCACGGCGGATGCGGCGACGGGTGCGACCAGCATCTCGATCTATCCGGCGATTGTGCCGCCGTCTGGTACGGCTCCGGTGCAGTATCAGACTGTCACGGCCTCCCCCGGCAACAGTGCGGCTATCGGCATTCTGACGCTGGCTTCTAGCGTGTATCGCAAGAACATCGCGTTTGTGCCGGAAGCGGTGACGATGGCGACGGCGGATCTGGAACTCCCGAAGAATATGCAGGAGTCTGCGCGGGAGCGTATGGATGGCGTGAGCCTCCGTATGGTGACTGGCTTCGACATTAAGTCGGATCAGTTCATTACGAGGCTCGACATCCTGTATGGCTATGTCTGGGTCCGCCCGGAATGGGCCGTGGTGGTCGCGGACATCATCTAATCTGGATGGGGGCTTCGGCCACCTTCCTCTTCTAAGCAAGGAGCTAGGTTATGGCACGACAGAAGCAGCAGTTTCTCGGAATCTATGAAAGCATGGATTTTGAGCCTTACGTTTTTCAGGAGTATCCGAAGGTCGTTGGTTATCGCGATGCTGCAAAGACCGACCCTATTCTCGTGAACAACGCGAAGGAAGAAGTTGATTTTATCACGACTGGATCGCCGGGCGCGGTAAAGTCGAAAGAGGAAGAATTGAAGGCTGAACTGGACCGGAAGGCTGTGGAGCTTGAACAGGCTAAGGAACAGCTTGAGGCCATGAAGAAGCCGGAAGGTTTGAAGCTGCCGGAGAAGAAGTAAATGACGACTGTATCCAAGCAGCAGTTCTTAGGCGCGGTAGCTGCTACTGCGGACATGAACACGCTTTACGCGGCGCTTTCGGCGGACGCGAATGATCCTGCTTGGATACAGTTTGTCTCCGCGGTTTGCATTTCGGACAGTGATGCTCTTGCGTTGCTGGCGCAGACAACTTTCGGGTGGTCTGCGGGGCAATTAGATACGGTGTTTTCGCTCGCGGCGACATTGCCGGGGGCGAACTCATCTTGTAGCACATCGCCCACTCCGACCCCGACGCCTATCGGCGGGGCGACCTATACGGCGCTCGACATTATCACCCTGGCGTTTAAGGACGCGGGTATTCTGGGTGTGGGTCAAACCATGCTTCCAGACGATGTGAACGACGCCCTTGTGCGACTCAACATGATGATCGCACAGTGGCGGGTGAAGCGCTGGCTTGTTTGGCACCTTGTTGATAAGAGCGTGGTGTCGACTGGAGCGCAAAGCTACACGGTCGGCCCGGGCGGAGATATTGACGTTGACGCCCGACCGGACAAACTCGAAGGTGCGTTCTTTAGAATGTTGCCGGGGGCGAACGGCACACAGGCCGTGGACTATCCCCTTCAAATCCTTTTCTCTTATGAGGATTATGCGCGGATCACGCTGAAAACGTTGGTCTCGTTCGCGAACTGTATCTTTTACGATAGTGCGTATCCGCTCGGAAGGATTTATCCGTGGCCGATCCCGCAGGCGAACATCTACGAAGTTCATCTCTTGCTCAAAGAAGTTCTGTCGGACTTCCCCTCGCTCACAACGCAGTTTGCCTTCCCGCCCGAATACTACGCAGCGATCCATTATAACTTAGTGGTGCGGCTGCGGATGGCTTATCGGATGCCGGAAGATGTCGGCCTTGCGGGGCTGGCAAAAGACGCTTTGGAGACTCTGCGGTCGGCGAATGCGCAGATTCCATCCCTTGTGATGCCTGATAACTTGGTCCGTCCGGGCGTCTACAACATTTACTCGGACCAGACGAGGTAAAGACATGCCTATCCCGCAGCCTTTTGTTGATGGTCCCCGACTCATCGACGGGACTGATCTGAATAATGCGCTGGCGCAGCCTGCTTGGCAGACTAATCCCGGCCTGACTGCGTTGGCCGGTGGTGGTCGGACTGGCGCAACGCAGATGGTTTATGGAACTAATCAGGTCTCGACTGTTGCGTCGGCTTCGGACAGCGTGGTGCTTCCGGCGGGTGCGGCAGGCGGTGTCGTAGTTATTCGTAACTCCGGCGCAAATGCGATGCAGGTTTTCGCGCAGGGCTCGGACACGATCAACGGCACGGCCGGTGCGACTGGCATTTCGCAGGCAAGTGCGAAGACCTCGATTTATTTCGCGGTTAATGATGTCGCTGGCGTCACGACCTGGGTTGGCCTTCTGTCGGCCTAAGCCCATTAATGATGCGGTGTAAGGTGGGTCTAAGATGCCTCAACTTCAACTTGTGCAAGGTGCTTATACAGCGAGGAGCGTGATCGCAAACGCTCAGCGCTGCGTGAACCTGTATCCTGAGATGAATACGAAGGATGCGGAAGTTCCTTATACGCACTACTGCACGCCTGGCCTCGTTACGCTGGCTCAGGGGATTGTTGCGGAGGTTCGGCAGCTTTACACCGCATCTGACGGGAAACTGTTCGCGGTGATCGGGAACACTGTTTACTACGTGCCGGATACGTTCGTGTTGCAAGCCCTTGGGACCATTGCGACGCAGAACGGTCTGGTCTCGATGTATGATAATAAGACCACGCTGATTGTGCTGGATGGAAGTTTGTTTGGATGGAGCGTGGACCTTGCGTCGTTGGCTTTCGGGACGTTCACTCCGGCCAATTTCGTGGGTGGAAACCAGATTCGCTACATCGACACCTTTTTGATTTCGAGCACGCAAAACGCCAACATGCAGGCGAGTGACTCGAACGCCACGACTTACACGGCGCTTTCACTCGCGACGATTTCGGGCGACGCGGATCAGTTGCAAATCATCGACGTGGTGCATAAGGAAATCTGGGCGTTCGGTCGGCGGACTACGGAAGTCTGGAGTAATGTGGGGGCGTATCCTTTCCCATTCCAGCCTATTCCCGGCGTGTTCTTGCAGCACGGAATTGCGGCTTTGCGTTCGCTGGCGAAGTGGGGCCTCAACATCTTCTGGCTGTCGCAGGACAATAACGGCCAGGCGCTGGTGATGTTGGGCACGGCCTACAAGGCTGATGTGATCTCCACGCCCGCCATTACTGACGCTATCGGGCGTTATTCAAAGATCAGCGATGCGATCGGGTTTTGCTATCAGCAAGGCTCGCATATGTTTTACGTGCTGACTTTTCCGTCGGCGGATGCGACTTGGGTTTATGACCTGTCGACCCAGCTTTGGCATGAACGGGCTTATCTTGAGCCGGGAGATGGATCGTTCCATCGACATCGGGCGAATTGTGTGGCCTTTGCGTATGGTAAGACGATCTGCGGAGACTGGCAGAACGGGAAGCTCTACGACTGGTCGCTTGATGCGTATGATGATGCGGGGACAGCGATCGTTAGGCTTCGCTCTTTTCCGCATATCGTCAAAGACCTGGATCGTATTTCCTATAAGCAGTTCACAGCTGACATCGAGGTCGGCACCATCACGGACCCTGAAGTCGAGCCGCAGATCAATCTGCGTTGGAGCGATGATCGTGGAGTGTCGTTCGGCAATGGCGTGCAGCAGTCTCTTGGGCAAAGCGGTGAATATCGCACGATCCCGTCTTGGAATAGACTAGGCATGGCGCGTGACCGAGTCTTTGAGTTGTCGTGGACGGCTCCAGCCGCCACCGCCTTGAATGGCGCGTATATTGATGTTGAGAAGATGGAGACGTAGATGCAGAGGCCGCTCGTCCCGAACTCTCTGAAACACCTCATCAATGAGGATGGAAGTGTGTCGAGGCAACTGCAATTGCTGCTCTCGGCCTTGGTAGCTAATAGTGTGCCGATTGGGCAGGACTCTGGTGGAACGCCTGTGGCGGGGGCGGTGCTCTTGCCGAATGCGGCGGCGGTGCCTCCGGGATGGACCCAGATCGACACGCTCGTA